CGGGAAGGTTGCAAGCGTGGAGTTATTAGCATGGGTAAGACCCATAAGACTATCATCAATTGGAGGAGCAGGAAAGGGTGGTTGGATGGCTCTATTGATTCTCTTAAATACATTATCAACTGGATCATAATGGTAAATTCGTACACCGGCACCGAGATTCGTGAATGGTGGACAACCATCACTAGATGGTAGAGGTTCTCCATTTGCCATTCGGATGATATGAGCTAGGAAGATCCCATTAATAGTCCCATCAGTAGCAAGCATTCCAGATTGTGCAAACTGGCTTGATCCACTACCCTCGATACCACCGATCTGCTCCCACGTTGTTCCTGATCCTCGCCAAACTTTGGTGCTAGTACCATTAGCACCAACAACCCAGAACTCATCACCAATATGAATTGCCTGCTGGTAACTATCACCAGGCGCATTCGGCATGGTTGCAACTTCGATTGGCGGAAGGGTGAGAATATCTTGTGCCATTAGAGTGGCGTTACTGATCCGTCTGTAGCAGAGACTTCAATTACTGTCGGAGTGTTACCAAACGAAATGACATAGTGCTCAACAGCATCGGGCCAAAACTGTACGGGCAAGAAAGCGATGATATCTCCAGGTCCTCCACCGTCGATAGCTCCCCTGAATTTCAGGTGCATCGGAGATGCCTTACTAAACTGAGGATCATGGTAAGGGCCACCAACTGAAACCCAGGGAGGTTCTAGCGTAAGATCGTACCAACGGCCACCACCGACGAAAACCCATCCACCGTTCGTATACTGCCAGAATGTGTCATCATCGAATCCTCCTGCATGTTGCGCTTCTACCGGATCGTCTGGAAGGTCGCCAGGATTGGGATTCTTCCAATCGTAGAAGAGATACAGAGGATGTGTTGGCTGCTTGATATTCGCCAATCCGACAACTTTGTCCTCAAGTACAGACAATTCATGGAAGATATCATCAATGAGGTCTTTGCCTCTACCTAGGAAATCTTTGCCGGCCACTAAATCTGCTCCACCACTCCGTCTACATCATACCAAGCCTTCCACAGGGTGGAATGTAGCTCTACGAGTTCTTCGCCTTCGTTTGTAATCTCGGCATCAATCGAAACTAGCTTCTTTGTGCCTGTTACCTGATGACCATAGATATTCGTGCGAGACTCGAAATAGACACCGGGACGCACAACATTCCAAAAATCGTTAATGTTCTCAGGAGCTACCTTAATTGGCACTTCTCGCTGAGGTCTGACTGCCGCTCTCAATGCGCCTTTCGCCAATTTCTCAAGAGCATCGAAATTCGGCTGATCCCCGAAATCCATCGAATGATCGAGACGCCTGAAAGTTTGCTGTCCCTCTGTGGAGCCGTAGTTTCTGCCCATCTTGTACGATGAGCCTGCCCCGAATGCAAGTAGATGAGTACCTTCCGGGCCGTTGTCAGTCCACTCAGTCTCAAGTGCTGAGTCTGTATGAACGACTGTCTCGGGCGATCCAGTAATCATCATAAATGCAAGAATAGTCGGATCGCTGTACTCTGGATAGTATAGTCGAAATTCCTTGTTCTCAAGAATCTCGAAATCAAATCCAGGCTTGCCTTCTGCAAGAGTCTTGATCTTCGAGAGCATATCCTCAGTATCGCCAAACTCGATTCGCAAGCTACTATCGAAAGTTGTACGAGCTACCAAATCGAGCAAGTCGATATTCAGGCTGTAATCTCTCGAGAGTGTTGCAGTCAGCATTTCATGGATAATATCGCATACATCCTCGTTGTGCATCCGAAGTCGCCAAGTTAGCGGATTGTGAGGATCGAATGGATAGTGTCGGCGCTCTAGATAGTGCAGCCAACTCTTGCCCGTTACCTTGACTACTTCCTGGCCTGATGGAATATTGATAGACGTAACCATCCCTGCCATGCCAGTAATAATCTCTCCGTCTCTCAGCAACTCCCAATCATGCTGATATGCGCCGAGCCAGTCACCCTCGGCTGTATTCTCTTCCTCGATTACAGGATTGTCCGTAGATACCTCATACGAGATATCATGCGGATCGTCAAGATTGATCGTGAAGTTGAGATTCTCAGGATCAATCGTATGGAGCAGATCCCCGTTATGTGTGCGGTGTCGAATTTGCCAGTTAGCCACTAAACTAGAACCCTCCGCCCCGTACCAATTTCAGTGAAGTGCGGCTCAAAGACGTGGAATGAAACCTGGAATGGGGAAACACTCGGATACAGTGCTTGCAGAGGAATCTCCGGATATCCGTCCAATCGACAGTCTCCGGCAAATTCATACGTCTGCCCCGTATACTTGATATAGAGTGTTCCCCAACGTCTCAAGCGTTGGCGTCCGGGGGGAGGGACTAGAATATCTAGCATATTCAACCGAGCCGTGATGTAGTTCTCAGTTGTGTCGTAAACGATATCTCCCTCCAAATGTACAGTCACCGGACCCATGTATCCGTAAGACTGCCAATCTCCATGATCCTGCATATGTGGACGATCTGCGCCTCTTGTCTCTCCGTCGATATGATAGTCGTGAAGGGGCAGATTGTCAGTATTGAAGCTGAGCGACTGACTTCTCAGGTTTGTGAATCTGCAAGTCTCAATCATCGACGTCTCCTATGCCGATGCTTCTTGCGGAATCTATCTCTTGCCAAAGCCGTACCAACTGTCTCTCCTGGCTGCGTATGAATGTGAGTCGTATCGTTGTAGTTATTCGTGGTCTTGCTACCGTCTCCACGACGACGATGCCTTGGATTGTTTCCAAGCTGAGCGCCAGTTTGTCCATGAAGCCACGAAAGCCACAGCCGTTCCATTTGCTTACGGATAACACTGGACTCGTCATTCATTCCGCGCATCATGCGAAGTGCGGCATTGCGACCGTATCTGCGCCACTCCATCAACTTGCGATTGAAGTCAACTTTCGTGGCCTTGTCAATATCTGCCTGACCCCGACGCCAAATAGCAACGTATCTAGCAAGCTGCTTTGGAGTCATTCGATTTAGCAACATAAGCTGCTGAGTTGCGCCTGGGCCTAGTGCTTGCAGAGAAGCTAGCAATCCAGCAGGAATACCGCGTCTGCCAAGTCTAGCGAGTTGTCGCTGCCAACGCTCAAATGCAGCGACCTGCTGACGCAGATCAATCATCAGGTCTTTGGTATTTAGCTTCTCTCCCCAATCGAGCTTAGCCTGCACCGCTTCTCCAGTAATGTGCGGGCCTTGGAATAGCTCACCCATTGCCTGTTCATTCGACTGACGCAATTCCTCGAAAATCTGCGTCATGTTGTCAACTGCTTCCTTCATGTTCTGCTGCAAACGCTGAGCATTTTCGGCAGCTTTCTGTTCTCCCGACTTGGAAGCGTCTCCAACTTGTGCCATTGCCTTCTGCCATGCAGCAACGTACCGCTTTAGCTGTTTGTCAGAAGCAGTAGCAAGTGCCGTAATTGCAGGAGTACCCTCGGCTCCGAGTTGTGCTAGCTGATTCAGCAACTTGCCAGGAACGTTGCGAGCATGAAGAATTGCAAGTCCCTGGTTGAAATGTTGGAAGGTTGTAAGCTGCTGATTGATGTTCTGCTGCAACATTTGTAGCGTAACTCCAACACCCTGCTTAGTTTCCGGAATTAGTTGGAGCGTAAGATTCTGAGCTAGATCACGAAGGAATGGGAATCGAGACTTGATACCGACTTCAAGACCCTTGACGTAATCAGCACCCACAGGCATGAGCTTTGTAGCAGGAGACTGAGCGCCAATCGCAGTCCTAGCAACTCTAACGCTAAATGTCATTGAGTTGGCAATTGCTGTATTGATGAGGTATGCGTTGTATTTGATACCCCTTGCAACACCAGCCGAAATGTCTGCACCGATCTGAGCAGCATCCTTTGAAATGCCGCTACTGCGAACCATGCGAGTAATCGTGCGCTGGAATACTTGTGCGCCTCTTGCAACATTCCTCGCTGCTGCTGGATCAGGATGAAATGGAATTCCCGCAGCAACCGCCGCAGTACCCGTAAGGTTGCGGAGTGCTCTACCTGATGCTCTTGCGATCTTCTGATTTAGCTCGCGCTCTCGAATATCTACGCGAATCTGATATCGCGCTCTATTTAGTGCGCGGCGTACTTGAATTGGAAGCTGCCTCAAAGCTGCGCGATCGTGCTGAGCCTTAACGATTAGCCGAATCTCGGGAAGTGTCAGCATTCGTCCAAGATTCGCAGCCGTACCAAATAGCTGCCTTTGCAGATTCCGATTGACTTGAGGAATTAGTCGCTGATCTGCAAGCTGTCGAATGACCTTGAAGAAGTTTTGCTGTAGTTCTCGGGCATTCCGATTTGCACCAGTCGTTAGCTGCGCGATTCCAGCTTGTAGATTCTTTAGCGTATCCTCAGCTTCGTTCAATCCATGCAAGCCTTGCGTGTCATCCATCGCAAGTAGCCATTTGCGCTGAGAGTCTGTCAGGGTTGTGAAATCAGTCGATGCAAGGCGAACGTACTTGCGAACCGTATTCAGTCGTGTACTCTGCAATCCGATTGCTTGTAGCGTTGCACCCTGATTCCTAAATCCTGCTGTGAGTGCGCGGAAACTGGACTGAGCGCGGTAGTTAGCCTTTCGTAGATTCTCAATCGCATCTGCCAAATCTGCATAGGCTGCTCTGCGCTGTCTCAGTATTCCTGGTCTATCACCGGGAGCAGCAGTTCTAAGCTGTTGATTCAGTTGCTTGATTTCATCACGAACCGAAGCAACTGCATCCCTCGACCGAATGATGTTTCGTACATCTAGAGCGAGTCCGCCAAATCGCTGAGCATTCTGAGAAGTCTGATCGGTGAGAGTCTTGATGTTGTTCATGTAGTTCTCGACTCTCTGCGTATGCTTCTCAACGTCGTCCATGTGCTTTTTCCAGAGGAATGCACCGGCGGCTGTAGCTGCGATACCTCCTGCGATGATTGCAAGTGTTGGAGGCATTACACTCATTGCTGCACCAGCACCAGCCATGCTAGCAGCAAATCCCTTAGCTCCATTTTCTAGAGCAGTCATTCTCTCTACGCGGAATGCGGTATTCATCAGACTTGCTGATCTACCTGCACCGCGCAGACTACCTGCAATTCCTCCTGCCCCTGCAAGTCCGCTAAGTCCACCAGCAGCTTGAACAGCTACGATTGCGTTACGAGTGCGAAGAAGCATCGCAACGACCAATCCTGCTGTAACGAGAAAGCCCTTCCAAGAGTCAGTCGCAAAGTTGACTGCTTCGCCTAGAACATCAAATCCGTGGCCTGTCGAGATTACGATTGCAGCCATAGCAATTAGGCCCACTGGACCGATCATAAGCATTCTTGTAACTCTGCTCATTCCCATCCATGTAGCAGTAGCCCTACCTAGCGCACCAATCAGCGTTAGGAACGTACCTGCTACAAGCCCAATTCCAGCAGCATAGGCGATCCACTTTGCGATTTCGTTACGTCTTGCAGGAGGCAGTCTATTGAACCATTCAACTGCTTGGCGCAAAGGCTCAAGCATTCGTAGAAGTACGGGAGTGACAGCAGCACCAATTTGTAGTGCAAGTGCTTGCATTGAGCGAACGAACATCTGCCAGCGAACACCTGGCGTATCTCGCATTGCAGCAAGCGACTTCGTAAACTCGTTGTTGTCATTAATTGTCTGACCAAGCAAGTCACGATATCCCTGTACGTCTCTAGTCAGGAATGTGAATGCTCTACGAGCCTGGATTGTTCCTGTCAATCCCCTACTTCCACCAGCACCGCCGGCAGCCGTAATCTGCTTGAAGAATTCGAGCGGATTCTTTGTACCCCTAGCAAGTGCAGGAAACCGCTTTACGATCGCATCAATGATATCAGGCAGAGGCTTCATTCGATTATGCGCGTCTGTGATATTGACGCCGAACGTCTTGAGTCCCGCAATAAACTCAGGGCGCTGGAATGTCTCAAGTAGTCGTGCGAATGAAGTACCGGCCATTCTCACATTTGGAATACGCCTAGTGAGAAATGCCATAGTACCAGACATTGTATCGAATGTCTGATTCGCTGCCTTAGCTGCGGGAGCGGTCGTTGCTAGACTCTGTACGAATTCTTGGAAAGTCATGCGACCGAAGCGAACTGCTGCGAATGCGCGATTCATCATCTGTCGCATATCGTTCATGCTCTGGCCCGTAAATCGAGTTGTCTTGCCGAAATCGTTAAAGACCGTGACTGCTGCATGAGTCACATCTTCAAGTGGAGTCATTCCTGCGACTGCTGCCTGATTTGCAAGCTTTAGGAAATTCAGCCCTGTGGCGGTTTGCTTTGCCTGATTCCCAACGAACGTTAGCGATGAGTAGATATCATACGCTGATGTAGTCATTTCCTGAGCAGATGCAGTAAACTGACCCATTGTCCGAAGAATGCCAGTTTGAATCTGCCTTGAGGCTCGCTGAGTTTCGGCAACAGTGTTGCCGACCTGAGTTGCTGCGAGAGTTGCGGACTGTGCAAACTGTGCATTAGCATGAGCCATGATGCCAAGTGCTACACCAGTTGCACCGCCGGCGATTTGGATGGATCGTCCTAAGTCAGTTGCAACTCTCGAGCCTGCTGCAACTCTATCCCACTTCGCAAGTCTCTGCTGTTCATTCAAATGGCGCAAAGCCATTGCATTACGTTCTAGCGCCGCAGTCGTCTCATTGATGACTCGTCGCTGATTCGCAATCTGTAGACTTAGTTCTCTTTCTCGCGCAGATAGCGTTGCATCCATAGTGGCTAGACGCGCTTTTTCTGCTGTGAGATTTCGCAGCGCAACTTCCTGATCTGCCATAATTTTGAGTTGCCGCTGTTGTGTTTGTAACTGTGAAACTAACTCTCTTTGCTTGAGAGTGAATCTTGCAGGAATTGGTCCACCTGCTGCTACATCTGCGGCAGCTTGCCTAGCGGAAGGACGCATTCGTCGTTGCAGTCTCAACTGTCTAGTTTCTGCGGCGAATGCAGCATCGCTCGCAGCCGTAATTGAGCGACGAATCGTAGCCTCCCGCGCGGCAAGCTGATTTCTGGCTCTTTGAATCCCATTTCGCTGTTGGTCAATTCGTAGTGCCCTGGTGCCTGTTTGCATACTTTCGAGAGATTGCTGCTGTTGAGCAAGTCTCCTCATCAGACCCATACGTTGACCAGCTAGCTGAGCCTGTGCAGCCTCGTAATCGTGACCAGCACGAGAAAGTGTCGCAAAGTCACGACCAATATGTCTAAGTGTACGAGTAGCCTGATCGCTTACTCGTACAAAGTAGACAATTTCTCTCGCGCTAAGTGCCACTCGTCTCAGTCTTTTCCATTTCGGCCTTTTCCATCGAGGCTCGAACGTCCAAGACTCTCTCCATTCTGACTATTGCAGGGCCGGGTTGTTCGCATAGTCCCCCTGCGTATGGCAAACAATGCAATTCCGTACACAGGGAGACTATACGAATCCAGTAGATTACTTCCTTGATTAACTCTCCGGAGTAACCTCTTCGTTCTGCCCATTCCGGCGACTGTGAGAGGATGATGTAGCAGCATGCGGAAAATCCTCAAGTGCTTCATCATCCTCCTGATTCATTTCATCAATGTACGTCTCGATTTCCTGAGCAACCTTCGGATCAAGAATACTGAACGTCATCGGATTTCCGAAGTCCAGCTTATTATCCTGATCGTCAGTCAAGTTGTGATCGACAATGCAATGCTTGAATTCAAACTCTCTCGTCCAACGCTGAGCAGACTCCAAATCGAACTTCTGTGCAACGTTCCGCTGATTCTTTCCAGTCGGAATAGTCTGAGAGGTTCTGAATGCATTGTCCCGTCTCTCCAACATCTGAGAGTATGAGAGTGGTTTTAGATCGACGTACCCACCCTCCACAGAGCGGAGATTCTTCCTAGTAGTCTCCTGACTGACAGTTGCCTTTGGCATTTCTCTCCTCTTTCTCTTGCTAGGTTAGATTCGCTGCGGACTTGACGTGAATCTCGTATGCGTCGCCACCTGCAATACCAATGACTCGTCCAGTAACGCGAGCCATGATGATATCTCCCATCCCAGGTAGATCAACCTCATACGTATCGTAGTTAGAGCGGTTAGCCTGAATCTTGACACCATCAGTAGCCGCCGTAAAGTCGCCGACTCCCTGAGTGGATTCAAGCTTAATCGCCTTCTGCGTAGTGTTCTTGAAGTTGACGTACTCGGTCTTATCCTCGAAGTCCAACTCAGTTTCGTAGCTTGCCTCAGTCTCACCCATCGAGACGTAAGAAGCAGAGCGATCCTTGCGGATACGATTCTGAGCATTGCCGTTATGATTCGCGCGGAACGTGAATCCGTTGAAGTTAGTCGATGCAGCACCGAACGTTGGAGTCGTTCCAGCAGCAGCAACAAAGATCGCATGTGCATCGGCACCAAGCAAGTCCGGACTAGTCCAAGTAGGTGTACCGATTGCAACCGGATCATCCTGATCGCTCAAACCGATCATGTTGAGCGTAACACGGAGAACAGCATCCTCAATCGTAAATTCGTAGCCAGTCACAACGCAACCGGCATAGCCGAATCCAAGACCGTTACGAACAATAGTGATAGATGCAGTTCTAGCACCGCTGCCCGGAACGATGGAAGCCGTCTTATTCGGCACATACTTGTAAGTGTATGGCCCTGTGCCAGTCTTGGTAATCGTATGACGCGAGCAATGCAGGAAGTATGGGAGGAAGTTGGTATCTACCTCCATTGTGATATCACCCTCGATGTGGTAATACCCCTGCTTTACATCGCTTACCATCACCTGCTGACGAAGCTGCGGAGAGTAGTACCGATCCTCATTGTAGCGAAAGCTCTCGCTTAGAATCGGAACCCAAACCCCTCCAACAGTTGAGGTATCAAGGTAGGTGCCTACAGTAGTCTCATGTGCAATGAATACTGCACCACCACCACCGAGTCCAATCGACATTAGGAGTTGTCACCCCCTCCCTTCAAGTCAGTAGTACCACTCACTTCGATATGAGCTGAATCCTTCAACCCATCCTTCAACTTCATCCCTGTGGAATCGAGATATGCCTGTTCCTCTTCCTCCGAAACCTTGCGAGAACTGCCATTCTTGAACACTCCAAGAGGATCAATGGCAAACTCGTAGTCTTTCGGAAAACCGGGATGATCTACCTTAATCGAGTAGCTCATTTAAATCGCTCCTGGCTTAGCCCTTCGTAGACCATACGTGTTCCGACTACAGCCTCGCCTTTCGGCCTGTTAAAGAAACCCTGATTCTCGTCTGAAACGTAACCGAAGATGAGGCGACCTCCTAATGTCATGCTTTCGTGCAGTTTGTCAGTAATCGCAGAGGTTAGCTCTAGATCCTCTTGAGTCCTCTGAGTGTGACGAATGGTGAGTTTCGCATGATACACCCATAGGTTCAGAACCAGCGTGAGATTGAACGTATGAGTTCCGTGGATTACTCGACTAATACCTTCGGGAGATACCAAAACTGCCGGATACTCCTTAATCAATCGCTCGCTTCCAAACTCCACAGTGGCTAGTCCCAATACGCCTGCTTCTTCATCGAGGAAGTCTTTGACGTATTGAGCTAAATCCTGCTGAGTTGTGAAGAGTGTGCCTTCTGCGATTGTTGGCATTAGAATCCAGGCCCGAATCTTGGACCTCTCGGCGTTCTGAACAAACGCTGAGCGAATCCGGTTTTCGGATTGATGACGACTTCAAAGGCATTGTCCACGAATTCGTCCATGATATCGAAGATCACAAACTCTGCATCTTCGCTGACTCCAATGAATGAACGCCTTGGCAGAGGATTCTCGCCTACACCTTCTAGATCAGTAATTCCTTCTGCTCCTAGTGTAGCCTTGAGTCCCTCAGTTCCAGCGAGCATTCGATTGTCGAGTCCCTCTTGATGCCACAGCCAGCGATCATTTGAATCACCGCGTCTATTCGGGACACGCCATTCTGCTGTATTTGCAAAAAGCTCGTGACCAGTGACTTGCCATGAGAGTCGGTTAAGTACCGCTCTCATCATGTTACCAGTCTGTACGAGCAATCCGCCTACGTTTGTTCTTTCTCCTACGTCTCGGTAATTCCAAGACCACCTGCGCCAAGGGCTTCCGCCTGGATCGTGCTTTCCTTCAAAGTTACTCCGGATATCACGAAGCACAACTTCCCTAGCTCCTGCAAGTGCGGGAGCAAACGATGTAAGTGCATCAGCAGCAGTATTCAACTCTTCTGCAATTACGATCGGATCAGGACGCCATTGTGTCCGGACGGAAATTGGCACTACTTCTCCATTGCCATTGTGAAGTATGGCCCATCAGTCGTATCGTCAGGCCAGAACTTTAGGATGGAAGCATCGTCTCCTGGTACTTCTACCAAGTCGATTGTTCCAGCCCTTAGCTCCATGATGAGAGCCATTGCTTCATTGTACTTGACTTGTGCATACTGTGGATCGTCAAGGGAATCTTCGCTGTATCTCTGTCTGTAGTAAAATGCAGCAATGAGGCGACCCGCAATAGCTCTGATTAGCTCAGGCGTATTGGTAGGTGTATCCCATCCTGCAAGAACTACAGGTTCGTAGACACCACTCAGATATCCCTTGACGATCCTTTCTGCGTCTCTTTCAAGTGCAGGGTCGATCGCATCATCTACCTCCAATTTATCGGTGGGCAGATGAACGTTTACATCCTCTAGATCAGCTAGAGCCACTCTTCTTTCCCGATCCAGAATCCACTACATCAGCAAGAGAGCTTTCAGTAGTAGGTGCGAATGTAGATCCGCCAGTTGCCATTGGCGCATCCTCCATTTCCCGCGCCTTATCCAAATACCACTCACGCGGAGAACGAGTGTCACCTTCGGGCACCGGGAACTTCTCTTCACGAACAGCACCAGCATCAACTAGCTCCTGAAACTGCTCCTTTGAAAGCTTCAACTTAGAAGCTGAAACTTCCTCTCCCGGCATAACGGAGACAGGGTGAGCGTAGACACCATCCTCCGTTACCTCGGCGTCGTAGCGAATTTCACTCCAAGCGTAGTAAGCCATGAAATTATGTCACCCCCTCAGTTTAGAAAGCGCCCGATGAAAATGCCGTCTTGATGAGGTAGCCCGCAACGTTAGAGACGATCTTCAAATCGTACTTCATTGAAGTGCGAACGATATCGCTCTTGCGCGGTTCCTCACGCCAACGATCAGTCGGCCGAATTGTTCCATCCGGATACACCTGAGCAAAGGTCTTACCGAATGTCTTAGTCCGCTGACCAGGAGTAGCATCAGAAAGACCAAGCCAAACATCCTTACCCCAAAAGTCCGTGATGGACTCAGTTGCGTCGATGTTGTTAGCTGCATTGTATACCGAATCGGTAAGAATGATCTCACCCTCGAATCCAGTCAGAATGCGAAATGCATCCGGCTGTGCGAGCGAGAAGTTCTTGAACCGATCAACAATGCGAGGATGGTTCTCGATGTACGGAACTCCCATTGCAGGAATTGCAAGCAGATTCGGACGACGCCTAGTAAGACTCCAAACCTTCCGAATACCAGCCTGAATTGCACCAACAGGATCAGACGTAGAAGCAGTACCACCAGTGTAATCATCCCACTGTTGGGCACCCGCAAGGGTAACAGTGTTACCAACTGCGTAGTTAGCAGTATTGCGAGCAGCATCCGACGCCTTCTTTTCGTGACCAAGCAGAATTGCTCTAGTCACTAGCTCAGTTGCATCCCTCTCTGGATCAAGCTGCAAAGCTCCACCGAACACGGCATCAGCAAGACCACCCTGAGAAGTAAGCTCCTGCCTTTCCTCATCGTGAATTGGAGCCTGCAACGAATGCTCATGGGTCTGGAAAGTATCCTCACTCCACTTTCCACCCTTGACTTCATTCGCCACAGTACCCGGCTCACGGCGATCCTCGAAAATCAGCCAATTCGACCTATCGAATACACGATAGCGACCGGACTGAGTACGAACAGGGGTAATCGGAAAAATCCGAGTACCATAGAGCGTCTGATCCTCGTATCCAACTGAAAAGCCAGTTAGAATAGGATCACTGTAAAGAGTACCAGGATCATACATTTAGGTTATTTCACCTCCTTACTGCTTGCGACGTGCGATCATTACAGGAATGTAGTCGTCAAGCGCACCTGCGGCAGCAAGTGCAATTCCAAGCACCCAACGACCAGCAGTACCACTAGCCGTAATTACACGACCGTTTGCATCAATCTCAACTTCAACGCCCTTGGTGATTGCAGCACCAGCAGCGACTTCTGAGATTCCCTGCTCACGAACAGAAGCACCCTTACCGCGAGTTAGTTCCGAAGTGATAACTCCGAACTGAATAACGCCAAGTGGATAGTCAGTAGCGGCAGATACCTTCGTAACCTCTTCCGCATTGGAAGTAGCCTTCACAACGCGAAACTTCTCGCAAGCGGCTGCTAGATCGTAGCCCTTATCGAGAACGAAATTACCGTAGGCCATTTATATATACCTCCTTCCTATTCCACTGGCCTTGCGACACGGTACGCATCAAACATTGCAGGCTCACGCTTTGCAGCTTCCGTAACTGCGTCAGCGTAACTAAGCTTATCCTCATTCTGAATCGTGGTGACAAGCTCAGCGAAAGCCTTGCGGGGATTGTCAGACTCAGCAGAGAATGTCGAGCGAGTGCGAGAAGAACCCTTCTCACCAAACTCGACAATTCCACCATCTGCAATCGTATCGAGAACATCAGCAACGTCAGTCGGAGTGATCTTCTCACTGAACGACTTGAGAACCGATGCCTCAATCTTGTCAACAACCAACTGCGAAAAGCCACGAGTCGTCTTTACAACAGCGTCTCCATCCTTCTTTGAAAACCGCTCGTAATTCTCAGCGAATGCCTTAGCGGTATTCTCACGATCAACCTTCTCAAGACGCTGCAAACGTGCAAACTCATCAGGATATGCCTCAGCAAAAGCCTTCTTCTCAGAGTGAGCCTTTGCAGCATCCCGAAGAGGCTGAACCTCATCCTTCATTTCCGTGATAGCCTTGACAATATCTGCATCTGGATCAAGGCCAAGAGTCTCACGGAGCTTAGCATCAAGTTCCTTCACCTTAGCCTCCGGATCGTCTACAGGTGGAGTGTCTCTACGACTTCCACTTGTAATTGCTTTGTCATCACTTCCATCTTCGTCAGTTCGTGGAGCAGGTGGAGAACCAGTACCCGGCTCCGAATGCTCCAATTCCCTACTCTCGTTCTTATTCTCGTCTCCCACATTACCTCCCTTCTCTTCAAAGAGTTCCGAGAAGTTGATTGGAACCATCCCCTTAACCCAGGGGCGATTGGTGAGGCCACCACCAATGATTACGTCCTTGTGAACCTCCTTTGTGTGGGGATGCTCCCATTCATCGGAAATCTCGGTGGAAAAATACTTCCACTCGCCTTTCTCGATTTCTTCCTTTGCAGTCTCGGTGAAGTTTACACCGAACCACAGACCATCTTCACGAATATCGACTTCTCGAATCCAGCCGGATGCCTTACCGCCCTTTGCTGGATCAAGTCCATGCTCGTAATCAGTTGCAATTTCCTGACCGCGTACCTTGTTGTCGAAATTGCGCTTGTATCGAGCAGCGATATCCTGATCGACCGTTGTTTCCCCAAAAATTGGATGATCCCACGTATCGAAGGGAAATGCCTGAACCCAAACAATATCACCTTCTAGAGCCTCGGCAAATCCCTTCGTGGGAATGAGGAAATTGTGTTCGTGATTCATCTGACCTCGATTCAGCTTCGCGTACAAAGCTCTCTGCTGAGACTCTGCTGAGCCCTTAGATGCGTGACACCTACCATTTACTGAACCAGTGTTGGAATTCTTGACTGCCCAAGGCTTATCTGCTGGACAAGCATTCGTGTCCTTTTCAACCTTCCAAGGCACTCTTACCAACTACCTCCATTTGCTTCAACACTGTCTGAGTCGTCCACTTGAAATCTGCTGACTTAGGATCATTCAGAGCCTCAAGTAGAACCTCAGGCGATGCTTTGTCGTCTCCGTTCCAAATGTCTACTACTCTGTACAACTTACCTCGGGGAGTCACTACGAAACAGCCTACTAAGCCGTTCATAGTTCATGCTCCCATATTCCCCTGACCACCGTTGTTACCAACAGTGCTCTTATTACTGTTGTCTCCCACTCCCGAAATACCAGTTGCACCATTCTGACCACTCACTTTCGGTGCTGGCCTAGCTTCGGTCTTTCGTGGGGCACCCAACTGATCCCTTGCCCATTGCTCCAAATTGAGATCAGGAGTAACAATCTCCTTATCTACGATATTCGCAAGTGCGGCTCCCCATTGCTGCAAGTCCTTAGTCTCGCCAATGTTACGAGCCTTCATCTGCGGATATCGGTCTGTATCGAAATTCCATGCAACGAGCTTTGGAATCATATACAGATTGAAGTATGAGCAAATCAGATCAGCGACGTATCTAAGCGACTTCATAAATACGTCCTGCTGCGACTGTGAGGTTGCTCTACCACCACCTTCCGACATTCCGAGAAGTAGAAACTGTGCCATGACGTTCAGCATAATCATCGCATTGTGATGATCTGCTGATTTCAGAGCATCTACTGCATTGCCAGAAAGTTCCTTGAACCCAATCTCAAACCCAGGAGGCGCAACGATCCCTGCCTTTTCATTGGTTCTCAAATTCTGTACGAGAACCCACGCTGCTGCCGTATCCTGTGGAGTGAAGTTGGAAGGTAGCTTTACCTCAGGTACGCCAATTCCATGACGTTCCTTCTGGATCGCATCAATCTTGTAAAGATGCGTCTTGTAGTACCAATGAGGGTAAGCCGTTCTAAGTACCGACTTACCCTCAAGGTCCCCACCATCCCCGTTTAGGGTGAAGATGATAAGTTGGTCGATTGGAATTTCGACCTCCTCAACCTTCTTATCCGCACGAATGGCGTTATGCTTGATTCCTACGGGACCACCATTGTCGTCGTATTCAATCTCTCGGATCGTAGAAGCTGGGCGTGGGGCGAGCTTTCGCAACATCGTGTACTTCTTGCGATTTGCCTTTTCTCGTCTCGGTGCCCATTCTGCGGTAGTCGGAATGGGATTGAGAACTGAGTACCCATCTTCGCACATATGAAGAATGTGCTGTAGCGTTTGAAGCCAGGGAGAACCGAAGTTCCCGAAGATGTTGAAGTCGCAAAACTCTGCAATATCTACATCATCCTGATTCTCGCTTGCAGCCTCCATGAAGTAGGTAGCCCCAAGAACAGGCGTTTTCCACATACGCACAGAAGTATCAACAGCGGCATCGCCATTGAGCATTCTGTTGTACGTTGTGCGAGCCTGTTGCTTTGAAGCTAGCTCAGGAACAACCTCTTGAATCTTGACAGGCTGTGAAGAACCTAGCTCACTATCAAGTTTGGGAGGCTCGACGTGTCCGGTCGCAGTTAGCGAGGAACCGGAATCTCTCCGAAAACTAGGAACTTTGAGTTTAGCCATAAGTTATCGGAGAGTCCAATTTTATGCCGGAGTGATAAGTCAGGAAGCCCTCTGCTTCATTACGCGCGCCCGGACTGTACACGTCACTGAGGTTAGAGTTCGCACCCAGGATGAAATACTCATTAAAGAAGTATCTTAGAGCGTCAGGTCCATGATCGTCATAATCGTGCTGTCTTTCAGAAGGGTTCTTTCCTTCCTTCGGGTCGGGTTTTCTCAAACTCTCCATTTGTCGAATAAGGTCAGTACAGGAGTGGTCGATGAGAAGTTTGGGCTTTCCATTAGGCTGCAATTTGAGCCAACGCTTGACAGCCTCGATGCCCAAATCCCATCCGACTGGATTTGCAGCAACTCCGCGAAAATGCTGCTTTAGCGTCTCGACACCATCTGCTCCGCGAGGATCAGCGAAAATTCCATCCATGTGGAAACCATCAGGACTGCGACGTGCCTTCAAAGCAATGGCATGATCCCATGTAGTCATATGTGTAACCTGATACTCTCTCCAAACGTACACATTCTCCTCAGGATCAACCATAATGTCTAGACATACAAAAGGTGCAGAGAACCCGAAGTCAACGGCCCAATAGTTTCTCCAACTCGGGTTGTACTCGATGTTAGTAACATGGTACTGTTCATTCCACTCATCGTAGATTTTACCCACCATCGCTGTAAATTCAGCACCATACTCTTGTCGCCAATATGCCTCTGATGCAACACGTCTAATCCGCTGCAATTCTGGATCATCGAAGCCACCAGGGAATCTGTATGTATTCACCCATGTTGGAAGTCTCCATGACGCATAGTCGGGCTCGTCAGGACTTTGACCAAGATCAAACAGTCCCTTATACCAGTTGTATCCCTTTGGAGTCGATGGAAAAATTGCCCATCCACGTTTGTCTGACAACGCTGGCTCGACATACTGTTCCCACGTTTGCATAGAATGCCGAGCAGCCTCGGACATAATTACTCCGTCAAGTCCCTCACCCAATAGAGAGTCAGGATTAGTTGCTGAAACACACTCAAGAATCGTGTCCCAAGGAAATTCGATCCGCATGTCTCCTTGCTTAACATTATAGCTGATCTTGAGTTCCTTCTGCAATCCAAGTTTGCGTGTGAAGTTGTGATGGACGACACGGAACTCCTTTTCTGCCAACTTGTAGGTAGGTCCGCAAATCCAGTAGTAGCTCTCAGGAATGAAGCATGCCTCGGTCATCTCAACGCCTGAGAAAATGCTCTTTCCGAAACGCCTCCCACAGCAGGGGATACGGAAGCGAGCCTCGGATTCATGGATAGCCCGCTGTTCCTCAGAATGAGGCTTATACTTGATTTTCTCCCAAAGCTTGGACTTTGAGATAGCCGCAGTCTTACGCATGTGCTACTTCAAACTCTAGCGGACCGACTCTTGGTTCTTCCGGTAAAGCCTGGAAGTTGATGAATAGCTCGTAAGTCCCAACTTCCCATGTATCTGTATCGACTAGGCAGTATGCCCGCATTCCGATATTCGTCACAGGCTGAGCTTGCAGTTTCCAAGTGCTACCTGCGCCTCTCTTACGAACATCGAAAGTGGGATTCGATCCATCGAGTGTCGAGATACTACCAATGCGGTCGGTAATGTCAACTACGATGTTCTCCTTCGTTCCTACTGGAAGCACCGTTGTCATACTCTTCCCTCCTTTGCCAACCAACGTCTGTAACTCTTTGAAGTTGACAGCCTATTCTCCACCATCTTAGCTGTGTAGCGTCTGTATGAATTCCCTTGAAGTGCAACGATGTACTTGAATTCGATTCCACCGGGAGTCAGTGATAGGTAGACAAGATCAACAAGTGGCGGACCCTCGAAATC